CTTTTACAAATTTGTTCCAATATAGACTGTGTTCTACCCATGGCAGACTTGAAGGAGAAGGGAAGGAAGTTCGATTCGAACTTCCTTATTCTCTCTTCCAATTACCCAACCCTCGCGGGTTTTGAGGTTAATAATAAAGCGGCATTGCAACGCCGCATCTATCCTGCCTTTAGAGTACTACCCAGAATACATCGGGGTCATGGCTTCTTCGACTACAGAGTCCAAAAAGTCACGATTGACCCTACCAATCTGAGAGCTGATCAGGTAGAATTACCTGGCCCTATTCAAACATTCCAAACGATTGAACAACTAGTTAAGTACCTTGTTGAGTATCTTCTAGAAGTGTTCCGCTCACGTAGAGTTGATCGGTTCTGCAACATCCCAATCACCCGTTCATCATTCGGAGAACCCGGTCTTGGTATTTCCTATCCAAGCCGTCCTCCTGAGAGGTTAGCGAGGGTTAAAGCCCACGCTATACCCGAACCATTAAAGGTTCGTATGATTACTAAAGGAGAGGAAGATCTCTGGATCTTGAAGCCAGTCCAAAAGGCGATGTGGCGGGCCCTCCAGAAGTTTAAAATTTTTAAACTAACTGGAACCCCCACACTGCCGTTTGATGACATGGCCTCTTGGAAACAGAAATCTTTTCTCCTCTCCGGTGATTATGATGCTGCCACCGATCGGCTACACATGGACGTCACACGTCTGGCTGCCGACGAGTTGATGAAAGTAATTCCATCACCTTACCGCGAATGGATAAACTGGGAGAGCTCTGCCCACGAGATTCAATATCCCGAATGGACAAAGCTCGAACCAATATATCAAACAAACGGTCAGCTGATGGGTTCCCTTTTATCTTTCCCGTTCCTTTGCATTGCAAATGCCTGTACTATTGGTATTGTCCAAGGCTGTGAAAGTCTCCATGACATTCAAGCCCTGATCAATGGTGATGATATACTGTTCAACGCCCACCAACGTGAGATAGATTTTTGGAAGAAGATTTCTTCTTCCATGGGCCTCATCCCTTCGATTGGAAAGAATTTCCAATCCAAGTCGTGGGGTTCTATCAATTCTCAATTGGTTGAGCGTTCGAATGGTATATACTCATCCACCAGGACCGGCTGTTTTGGTGCTATTGAGAAGACTTCCCAATATCTCCAAAACGTCCGTTTGGCCCTCAATGTCTGTCCGGACTCCAAACCTTGGATTGTCTCCAGATGTAAGAAATTACTTCTGAACACACCCCAGTCATTGGATGTCTCGGCTGATTATGGAGGTCTAGGTCATATCAATACAAAGGTAACGCTAAGAGATAAAGAGATCTACTTCTTTAAACTTTCTCAGAAG